AAGATAGAAGCTCTAAAACATAAGGATAAGAATAAGTGGAGGGTATATGGCTTAGGTCTGACTGGTAGTGTGGAGGGGGCAGTATTCCCTACAGTCAATTGGATTCCTAAGATGCCTACTACCGGGATAAAGCGTAGTTGTCTGGGCATGGACTTTGGCTACTCAAATGATCCGACCACTATTGTCAGATTAGCACTTATTCAGGGCCAATTGTATGGAGAGTTATTGCTATATAAGACTGGATTAACTAATCAGGACATATCTAAGGAGTTTGATAGGTTAGGGATTGCTAAGGGCAGGAAAGGAGGAGCTTTAATCATGGCAGATAGTGCAGAGCCAAAGAGTATTAAAGAATTTAAGAATCTTAACTGGAGGGTTAAGCCATGCAAAAAAGGTAGTGATTCTATCCGGGCAGGGATTGATTCTTTAAAAAGTTATGGAGCTTTAAACTTAGTTAATAACGAATTATGGAAACAAGAGCAGCAAAAATACGTATGGACTATTGACCGTAAAGATGGAAAAGCTAAAAATAAGCCAGTCGATAAATTTAACCATATATGGGATGCTTTTAGATATGGAGAGCAAGGAATTAGAAAAAACAAATTAAATTTAGTATCTTACGGCTCATAAACTTAAATTATGGCATACGTATTACAGGCATCACAATTTGCAGAGGGATTACAGAGCTATACTGCTCTGCTCTTAGAGAGTATCAGGCAGATAACTTTGGTATCTCCTTTCAATATTCCTGATGCCAGGACTGCATTAGAGCTTAATCAGATTACCACTTTCTCAGATGCAGGCTTTGACCAGTATCTGACAGAGCTATATAGTTTGGATTTAGACTATACTCTGCTAACTGCAGCAGAGATTACTGTCTTAAATGTCATCCGGGAGTATTTGCAACCTCCTCCATCTTTCAACTGTTGCGGAGTAGATACACCATCATTGCTTAATTTTAGTTATCAATTCAATGATAGGGTAGGTAGTGCTACCTTTGAGAAAGAGATTAGGGTATCTTTAATGGATACAGTCACGTGTGATGTGTTTAACATTGAGCTAACCTTTGGTACTGTTACTCCCGGCCCTCCTGCGATTATTCCAGCAGGACCAATAACATTGAATAGTTTAGGCTGCATTAATGGGAAAAGCGTATATTCATTTTTATGGGTAGATTTTAGCTTTGATCCTACTGGTTTCACATTTGATTTAGATTTTGACTTTAAAGATTCAACCGGAGCAAGCATAGTGCTTGTTTCTGATTTATACACTTTTTAATATTTAGTTATGAACTTATTACATTCATTTTTGTTAGACTGCTGCCCACTTGCCACAAGTTTAACCGACATTCCTGCAAGTGCATGCCCGGAGAACATGGGCCAGATTCAAAGATATTGGTTTGTTCGTAAAGGGGAGGTTATCTGGGATACAGTAACTCCAGCAAACAATGTTCCTGCAACTATCTCAGGGAACTTGCCAAGTGTAGTGGCTGGATGGACTATCCTTTTTGCTGCTGCTGATGATACTCATGTAGTTACATCTCCATTAATCGGAGGAGATTCTACTCTTACTGCCGGGAGCACAATTAGCCAGGGAGGAGGGGACAACTCCACGTTATCGGGGACAACACTAATCAACGGAATTAATCCAACTGATGGTAGTGCTCGCTTTGATTCTTTAACAGGAGCTCAGATAGAGGCATTCAGAAAACTTGCTTGTGAGGGCACAGGTCTTGAGGTATATCTAATCAATCAGCAAGGACTAATCTGGGGTCAGCAAGTAGGTGATCTGTTTACTGGCTTTGACGTTTCTAATGTAGTACTTGGATCTATGACTAATGCAGGATTTGGTACACGTGACAGTAACACAATGACATTCCAGCTTGATTTTGACTACGATGAGACTAAAGCTGCAGTTACTCCTACTGATTTTAGTGCTTTAACTATCTCGTAATGGCTAAGCCTACGAAAGTAAAACTTAAAACAAAAGCCGGTGCATGTGCAGAGCTAACACTCGCACATGCTCAGGCAGTTTTGCAGAACCAAGTAGCTCAGAAGAGGGATGACTGGATGCTTGATTCAAAAAAATATCAATTTGTAGATAATGTTATTAAACGAAAGCCAAGTAATAAAGCTGATAAAAAGCAAAAGTAATCAGTTAGGCATGATGCAGGCTTATGAGAGTAGGCTAAAAGTTATGTCTGAACCGTTGTTTTTTAGAGAGCTGGAGAGTGAAACCGGATGGAGTGAGATAAAACTTGCCATCAGGAACAGTATCACTCCTGAAAAATACCAAAGGGTACTGCAATATTTCAGCTATCCCCTGGCAATCGTATCTATATCTGATGATATCCTTGAGGACCTTAACCGGGTATTCAATGGTAGAAATGCAAACTTTTCTATACAATATCCTAACAAGAGAGCAGAGGCACAGGCTACAGAACTGCTCTACAGAGTAAATACCAGAAAGTATGTTGAGAAAGTAGGTAGGAGAGCTTTTAAATGTAAGCCTCAGACCATTGTAGTAGTAGATAAGGACATCTATGGAGTACCTTACTATGTTACTGTAGAGCTTGATAAACTAATAGGATACGAACTATCAGAGTGCAAAAGTAAGTTTAAGTATATTATATTCCATCATTCAGATGGTTCTGATGAGATGGGAGATTATAAGAGGATTGCATTTTATGATGATGAATACTATAGGGTAGTAGAGATCAGAGATAAAAAGTATTCTCTTATCTTAGAATCTCCTCACAACTTAGGGTACTGTCCTGCCAGATGGTTTGTAGATGATGCCCTGAATACTAAGGATGATGTAAAGCGTTATGCTCCATTAGCAAAGGTATTAGGGTCTATGTCCGAGTGGCAGCAGTTCCATGCTTATAGCTACTATGCTGAGCATTATGGTGTGTTCCCGGTAGTGGAATATGCTGCAGCAGTTTGTGAGGATGAGTACTGTGTTAATGGCATGGTATCTGAACCTATGGAAAATGGTGAGATGTCTACACCAACATCATGCAGAACATGCTCAGCTAATAAGTTTAGTGGTGCAGGAACTGCGATCAAGATTAATCCTAAGATTGACAATGATGAGAATGATGTATCGGGGTATTTTAGGTTTATATCTCCTCCGACTGGGAATTTAGAGTTTGAACAGACTAAGCAGGATGGTAGAGAGAACTTTATTAAAGTAAACACCACAGGCTTTAATGACATGATGAACAAGGAAGCAGTTAATGCGGACCAGGTAAGGAGTTTGATGGAGGATAGAAAGAAACCTTTGCTCAAGTTAGCCGGGATTTGTAACAGATTGCATAAGTGGTTAGTGGAAACGTGTGTAAAGCTGGCTATTGATGCTGATGTAAAGGTACATGCTAACTATGGTACTGAGTGGTTTTGCTCACAGAAGCACAATTGCAGGAGCTATTTGTAGGTGCAAAAGCTGCAGGGATGCCTGAGTCAGAGATAGACCAGATATATAAACTGCTTATTGAGACAAAATACAAAGGAGATCCACAGACAGTACATAAGCTGATGATAGAGAACAACCTTAATCCTGCTCCATATAGCACAGTAGAAGAGTGCTACAAGAAAAAGGAACAAGGAGTGATGAGCTCAGACGATTTGTATATTAAGGCAAATTTTACTAAATTTGTATCAAAGTTTGAAAGGGAAAATGGTAGTATAGTAGAGTTTGGTACTGATATTACCTTTCAGCAAAAGATAGATATTATTTACAACACATTCAAAAACTACGTAAAAGATGAAAAAGACCAAGATGATGATGGGCAATCTGGCAGGGAGCAAGGAACTGCAGAATCTGATGAAGCAGTATCCTAATCACAATTTTCCTGTAGAGATACCTGAATACAACAAGACTGCATACAACTTTGTAGGAGTTCGGGCAAAAAATGCAGGATTAACTCAATCATTACAGATACATACTTTCTGCAAGAGTTCTGCAGACTGGATGAGGTTAAAAGATGAGTTCAAAACTCCTCAGTACTTAGGGAATTATCATAGTGTAATTATGATCCATAACCCTACAATAGTAGCAAAGCCTGCAGTTAAACCTGCCACTGATGTACCAAAAAAGAAGAGAGTAACTCCTCCGGTAAAGAAAAAGATAGCATCAATGCTTAATGATGGTGCATCTGCAGATGTTATTGCAGAGGAGCTTGGATTAACAGTAAAGCAAGTAGAAAATAATATTTAATAACATTCAAAACATATAGAGACGTATGCATCAAGACTTTAAGGACAGGTTATCACAGGACAAAACATTACAGGCACAGGTATTAGATGTGCTAAAGGGTACAGAGGTAGGAAAAGCCTATGCTGAGACTATTGCTAAGAACTATTTTGATGAGAACATTAGCCAGGAGCATAAGAAAATCTATGACTTTGTGGATAATGCTCTTACTGATGCAGGATTAGAAAAGCCTCAGGGAGTTAAGACCTCTGAATGGGCAAAGATGATTGCTGAGCAAAATAAGGAACTTACTGAAAAGTTAAGCAGTTTAAAAAGTAACACTAATCCAGATGAAACGTTAAAGAAATTAGAGGAGATAAAAGCTAAGCATAAAAAGGAGAAAGAGTTTTTAACTACTACTGCTCAGCAACAGATAGAAGAGAGAGAGCAGATTATTAGCACTCTAAAGTCTAAAGAACGTGATTTATTCAGGAAAGGAGATGTACAAAAAGCTATTAGTAGCCTTGAGTTTAATAAGAGCTTAGGCGAGAATTTGCTTAATGACATTATTGCAATGAAAACCCAGACATTAATCAGCAATGCAACTGAGGAAGATGGTAAGACTATCTGGTGTAAGCCTGATGGAACTGCCTACAAAGATGGTATTTTGAATGCCTCTTTAGAGTTTATCCTCAAGCAAGAGCTGCAGTCTGTATTACATAATACTACCAAAGGTGGAGGAGCAGGGAATACTCCAACTACCGGAGGAGACTTTAATGGTTCTCAAGTTATTGTACAAGAGACCAGCTTTAAAACTCAGGAGCAGTTTTTATCTGAGTTCGACAAAATAGCCCAGAGGAAAGGGATTCCAAAGGGAGATGATTACAACAAATTATACTGGGAAGCGTTTGAGAGGTACAATGTAAAGGACCTCAGAGAATTCTAACCAAAAAACATTTTATACAATGTCAATAGTAAATTTAAAAAAGCAAAATGCAAGAGGAGTCTATCCCTCATTACTTGATAGACAAGAGCTACGCCAGCAGGAATATGGTTTTATTGATTTAGCACTTAAAGGTACATCTGGTATCCTTACAGGAGTTAATCAGGGAGTTATTGCTCAATCATGGGGAGCTCCAGCCACTCAGATACCTGTATTTTCAAAGAACATTACTGCTGCTACAGTAGGTACAATGACCTGTACTTTCCCTGATAAGGATGCTGATGCTGCTCTTGTTAATGTAACTTTTGTGAAAGCTCATACTGGATTCAGAATTATTCCAAGACTAACAGATCAGTCTGACATCGTAACTGAAGCTCAAGATTTCATGCGCCAGTACTCTGATGCTGAGGAGGGATTAGCTGACTTTTTAGAAGCTCAAATTCTTGCTGCAATTGATGCTGCAAAAGCAACTACTTACAACTCTGCTTTTGTACCTACAAAATATGCACTTTTAGCTGATGCTCTACAAGTAGCTGCTGCTGATGTACCTTTCTTCTTGAATGATGCAAAATCTATCATGCAGGCAGATGATTTCAGCCGTATGGGATTAGAGGTTATCGGAGATGCTCAGCTTGCATCTTTTGTTAATCAGTATGCTGCACAAGGTGCTGCTAATGCTACTAACAATGCATTCCAGTTCAACGGATACACTTTCCAATACTCTAACACTACTGCTACAAGTGCAGGTGCAGTATCTACAGGATACATTATGCCTGCAGGATCAGTTGGTATTGTTGCTAAAGTATCTCCTGATGCTGCTGCTAACAGACAGTCAATGAGTGATGGTGTACGTTGGTCAGTAGAAAGCTCTGATTTGATGGGGCTTGATATGGATTTGATGGTTAAAGATTCTTGTGAGGATGTATCTGCTATCACTGGCAATGCTGATGATACTAATGCACTTGTTAAGAATTACCAAATGGGAATCAATGTAGCAATCGTTACTCCATACAACACAGGAACTAACGGAGGTATCAAGAAATTTGATTACTTGCCATAAGAGCCTTTTATCCTTTTTTGAATGTTTCCAGAGGGGCAGTATGTCCATGCTGCCTCTCTTTTATAATAATTAGCTATGTTTGATAATCGAGTTATTGCAGAATTAAAGAAAGTGATAGGATGGAAGAATCACTGGGATGTAGCAGAAATTCCTGCTTTGCCTGTATCATTAACAGATACAGAGTCCGGTCAGTACTACCAAGACTATCATCCATCTGTAAGACTTGATTACATTCAGGCTTTATTGCCATCTAACTACGCACTTGAGACATTCTTAGATGATATAGAGACCTCAGCACTTAACCAACTACTTGAGAAGATGGTAGTACAAAAGAAGCTGAACAATGCAGGCATGGACCTTGCCAGGAACAACCTTATTTATGATAATGTCTTAAAAAATAAGCCTATTATTAATGAAAGCAGATTTGTAGGAGTAGAGTTCTACATGCAGCCAGATATAGGACTTAGGGCGATGATTCATAGAATAGGTCTGTATCTGACTGCAGCGCAGCCTACATTAACTCTGTATTTATACAATTCTCTGCAGGAATCTGCAGTAGCTACTTACACATTTACCTCTACCTCTGCAAATAGCTTTACCTGGTTATCTCAAGATGTTATCCTTGACTACTCTGATGGTTCAGATACAAGTGGAGGAGTATGGTATATAGGTTACTATCAGGATGATTTGGTAGGTCAGGCAATTCAGTACGATTCTTTAAACTGGAAAAATGGATATTGCAGAACTTGTGACAAGGGATTAAGGAGTACCAAATATAATTCTGTTTCAAGATTTGTGCAAATGTCTCCTTTCTACATTGATGCAACAAAAGTCCCTGCAGTGGGTACTATGTTTGATACTGATGATATGATTTATACCTATGATAATAACTATGGGTTTAATTTTAACATCTCTATCAAGTGCAATCTTACTCAATTTTGGATAGACAATAGACTGACAATGACTAATGCACTTGGTAAAATTGTAGCTCTCAAAGTACTTGAGATGATGAAAGCAAGTAGCCAAGTATCAGCGATTGAGCAGAATGTACAGATTAATATCATCCGGGACCTGGAGGGAGATAGTGACACAAGACAAGTCCCTTTTTGGGCTTAAGTAGAGAGAGCAGTTAAGGCTACTAATCTTGATCAGGCAAACATGAACTGTACATGCGTACCATGTGCCAGAAAAGGTGCATCTTATGGAGCAGTATAATGGCAGTAGATGATACCATATTGAATGATTTAAAGAATACTGTAGTTAAGCTCCAGCAGGCAATCAATTTATCATTACAAGAGTCCATAAACCAAAACAAACAAGTAATAAAAGAGCTGCAGACACAGGAGCAACTATATCAGGGGAAAGATTCCAAAGGTATAGACATAAAACCTGCTTATGCAGATTCTACCATAAAGATAAAAAGGAGAAAAAGACAACCTACAGACAGAGTTACTCTATTTGATACCGGAGCTTTTTACAACTCCTTAGAGATAATTGCAGGGAAAAATGATGCAATAATTAGGACAATTATCAGCTATTCTGTATTTTTAGTGGATAAATATGCTGATATTTTAGGTCTTGATGAGGAGAGCTGGACCAAGTTTATAGAGAATTTTACTATACCAACCATTAAAAAGAACTTTGATGATATTATTGCAAAATCCTAACATGCCAGTACCAACCAATGCAGTGGAGATTGATGCTGCTATATTGGATATTAAGGCACATTTAGAGGCAGGATTAACATGGTTGACTAATGGCTATGGTAGAACTTATAAGAACTTAGATGCTCGAAATGGTACTACAGTCTTTTATCCAGAGGCATATCTGGGAGAGCAGAACAATTCTCACAGATATATAAACCTTTCTCCTGACAATGATAAGCAGGGGCAATGTTTTTTCTATGTTGTAAAGGAGACTATCTCACAGTTTCAGCCGGGTATGTATTCCTTTTTGAGCTATGATACTGCTATCATTTTCTCTGTAAATATGGAGCTTATTAATGATGCTCTATTGCAAACAGAAATCTATCAGCAGATATTGGTAGCTCAGGTCCGGGATGTATTGACAAGGGATTTATTAGGCTCATCTTATCAG